GCCGTGGCATCAATCCAGTTCAAGGTTGGCGACCAGTTGAACGTGCGGAAGTCAGCGCGTAACGATACCGTTCCACCGCTGTAAATCCAATCGAGATGCATTGCCGATCCAGCATATTCAGCCATTTTCCTTACTCCTTATGTATCTAATCTGATGCGATAATTCGCACCTGCCATCCAAATTTTTACTCCTCCCGGTTCTGGTGCATTTTCCACCAGTTGTATATCCTCCTCCCGTGCCGTCCAGTAGTTTGTATAACCCGCAACCGCAACCGTGCCACGATGGAACAGCGTCGATATTTGTGCATCGATACTGCCCGCCGCTGCTGGTCCGGTTGTGGAATATCCCCGAATAAATACGATCTGATCTCTCGAATCCCCCGCATAATCATTATTAGGGCCGCCCGCTACATGAGAGAACACTACATAATCGAATGTTGCCTCATCTGGTGCTTGCTGATAATAAATCGAAGTCGTGCCAGCAAGCAGACTGGTGAGGGCGGTTGCCCCGTTCATCTTACTGTATAAAGCCGCGTTGATTGCGTTTAGTACGCTCATGTTCTCAATCCAAATATTCTTGCCCAGGTGCGCCCATTGTTCAAGTCACGGGCAACCTTCTCAGCCGCCGGGGTAAATGTTGGTCGTGCTGGAACTTTACCGCCATGATGACCATACTCCTGATAAATGCCATATTCGACTTCATCATGCCAATGCCACAGATTACGCCTTATCCGCTTTGCCTGGATACTGTTGAAAAAAGCACCCGTATCAACAACCTTTTTACGTTTGATCCATTCTTTTGTATAAGCCTCGCCCTGATGTGCTAATATCCCCAGCACATCATCGGTATTCTTATCCAGCCCATTAGCGATCTTATCTATTTCCCTGGTGTCCAGCTTTATCTTGACCGTTGTCATACCTTTTCCAATAGCACCCGCAAATCTAATGCCCAGGATTTCCCGTCATCGAAGCCAACTACGTTATAATTTTCACTGCTCACCTCTACCCTGTTGCCTGCCGCGATGCTCGTGTTGTGTGGCAAAGTTAGCATCCAGCTCGTGAAGTGTTTTACCCCATCACCGCTAATAAGTTCACGGCTACTCGTGTTATCGAGGCGGCAGGCAACCCCCGCCGTAGCTGTCCCCCAGGTTTCTGTAAATCCCCCCTGGCCGTCGCCAGTCTGAGTTACAGATAGGATATTGCAAGTATCAGGTAACGCATCCCCCTCTAATGTATTGCGCATAGATGTAATTTCACTACTTGATAGCAGAGGCATCGATATCGCTCCTTGTCATTATTCCAACCCCGATCCCGCCGCGAGAGTCAAAGTGACTTGCCATTTCTAAGCAATGTTTCATGTATTGCGATCTCTTGAAACTGTGATTATCGGTGGAGAAGTCGTACAGGTTCGCCGCATGTCCCGCCTTCTGTCTCCAAATATCAGCGGCGGCAGAATCAAGATCGTATGATCTCCCTGTCAGGTAAAGCGTACTGCCGCCAGTATCAGCGGAGAATGTAACCCGGCCTCGGAAGTAATCAACCGTATAATTGGCGGTTCCAACATCAGCCCCCGTACCATGTTCGATGATAAAGATTGAAGTGCCGCCGGTAGTTTTTTCATAGTTCCCAAAACGGCTATCATAATCAAAATAATTGACTGTACCGCCCGACCAGTCCTGGATGGTAGATAACTGTTCATGTACGATCTCTCGCCTATGCCGATCAAGAACGATTTGCATTTGATCGCCGTCCCAAAAGGTCGCAGTACCTACGGTGTAATCTGCTGTGCCTGCTTCTGTCATCCCGCGCAGTACATCAATTAATTCTGTCAATCCGGTTCTAGCTGTCATAATTCCCGCTCCACCAATCTAATCGCCTGGGCTATGGTTTGATCCATATTCAGGTATTTGTAACTCCCCAACCTCCCGCCAACTCGAAGCCATTGCTCCTTATCTGCCAGTTCTCGATACTGCTTGTATATTCCCAAGTTGCGCTCATCAGGGAATGGGTAATACGGCTCGCCTGTATTGCGGGGGTATTCGTAAGTGAAAAAGGTGTAGGGCAAGTTCTGATGGTAGTAATGTTTCCACTCCATCGTTCTTGTGTATGGTGTTTTTCTATCATGGTGGTTCACCGTCTCGCACCCCTGGTAATCGCCCCGCTCTTTTATCGTCCTGTACTCCGCTGATATGTATTCCAACTTTCCACGATCAAAATCAAACAATCTGTCAATCGGTCCAGAATAAATAACTGTATCCGCTGCTCTAGCCAAATCCTCATCAGCAAAATAATCTACCTTTGTCTCAACTGCTATCCCTTCCAATATTCGCCCGATGAATTTTGAATACCCACCAACCGGCATCCCCTGATATTTGTCTGTGAAATAGCGGTCATCATACGTTGTCCTTACGTTCACTCTGCCCGTTATCGATTCCGGTATCTGGTCTATCGGTTTGCCCCATTTCTTCTCGCTGTATGCCTTGAAAAAGATATCCCATAAAATCGCCGTAGATGCCTTGTTTATCGGTAGCCCGAATTGCTCGTAGGTAAGGCGATTGATCGGGAATGAATAAATCCGATGGTTATACTTCGCCTTGACCTTATGCTCATATCTTGTAAACTCTGCGAACTGGTTGACCCATTGCCACACCCTGTCGCTATTGGTGTGGAATATATGTCCCCCGTGTCTGCATATAATAATACCATCTCGTTCATAATCTGCACAGTTCCCGCCGATATGATCCATCTTCTCGATAACTAATACCTTTTTGCCTGCGTCTGTTAACAATCTTGCGCAGGTTGCCCCAAAAAGCCCCGCTCCGACGATCAGATAGTCGTAGGTCATAAATAATGTCTAAAACAAGCCAGTTTGCCATCTGCATATATCAATCCATCTCCGCCTCTTGTCATTCCAGGCTTGGGTCCAAAATGCCCGTGCGCATGAAACGACCACGGCGCAACCGTCACATCTAGCCCCTGGCTGGCTATCACATAAGAGATAAGCCATTGCTGCCGTGCCATGTGACCGAAGAACGACCCAACCCGCTCCCATCTCATCATGTATTCGTTATAGATATCCTTCCATGTCTCAGTTGTGGCAGCCAAAAAGCCCGCGTTATAAATCGGTTTGTCTAGTAATCCCCAATCATCAGAAATTCGACCAATCGGCATTTTTGGGTGTAGCCTTCCCGCTTCTACACCCAATGTCTCATCAGGCCCGCCGTTCCATGATGTGACCACCTGCCCCTTTTTCAAATTCAGCATTTCCTTTTCGCTGTCATCCATTGGGCGTTGCATGAAGAAATCGCCATCTGTGCATAATAGGACTTCCCGCGGCCTGGGCTTTACCACCTTCAAGAATGACCCGTGCTGGATCGCCTCTGTCTCGTATGGTGCGCCTTTGTTTAGTTTCGTTGGGAGTGATACCGTTTCAACTTTCTTAAAAGAACTATCCCACTCGAATCCCACAGTCACAAGCGTGATTGGAAAATCAGCCTTGCTGTCTAATGTTTTAAGATAGTCAAGCATTCGTGGCAAATATGGCTCATTACATCCGGTGATTAATCGCATCTTCCCTCTCTCGTGTTACGATTTTCTTTGCTACCAAAGCAAGCCCCCTCATCATAAGGTTGCTATCCATGCCCATCCTGTCTGGTAGGCTCTGGTCAACTACGCAGGTTATCTCGTTCACATGTATAAACTCACATATATCTGATATTCTCAGCCACAAATCCCAATCCTCATGACTTGGTAGATTTACGTCGAATAAGCCTGTTTCTTCAATCAAGCTCGCCTCGTGCATCACACAGCAAACGGGGAATAAGTTACAATCTCTGATCTTTTCCTTACTCCAATCTTTTGACATTGAAACATCGAGTACCATGTCATACTTCTGTAAATGCGCATCTCCATACGCCGCCCGGTATCCACCCGATAACGCATCAACTAAAACTCTCGCGTGATTGGTATAAAGCCAGTCATCATCGTCAAGATATCCCAGGTAATACCCCTCGGCGTTCTTTATGCCAGTATTTCTTGCAGCAGATAGGCCAAGATTGCGCTCGTGGTTTATCAGCCTTGCAAACGGGAACTCAGCGACAACCGCCGATACATCTTGCCCTGCATCATTGATCACAATCGCCTCATAATTGTCATAATCCTGATTTGCTACGCTTCTCAACGCACGCTGTAACAACTCAGGCCGGTTCAGGGTGGGCATGATGAAACTGACTAGCGGCTGTTTAGATAGCACTCGATCCACTCCTTCTCATAAATCGTTTCAGCTCCTAACGGGTCATCGGCTGCTGGGTAGCTCATGGTTTGATTAAATCTCTCCAATGTATCCCTAACTACCTCACGCTCAAATGGCACGTAATTCTCACCATTCCACCCTTCCGTTTTGCCATTCTTGCATCGTTTCATGTGTAACCCAGACCAGCCCGCACACAGACCTGTAAATGGATTTTGCAATACTTCCCATTTGCCTTGTCTCTCGAAATGGTAATCCGGGTTATTTGGGACCACCGCTTCATCCCAGCCACCGTTGCGTGGATTATCGTATGAGATTTGATCGCAATCTTCCCCGGCTACATTCAGCACGACCCGCCCGTAATAACTTGGTTGATCTGGGGCAAGCCTAATTGCATCAATGATTTTGCCAAATGCGCTAGTGGCGATCACATCGCCCTCCACCTTGACGATCCAGGAATAGCGGCATTTCGTAAAAGCAAAGTTGCTCATGTGAACCATGTGACCGGGCTTGTGCGGGTCTTTGGCGTAAAATCCAGGCGTGTCAATCCAGTCGCACTCGAAGGGATATCCGTACACGTTGATCTTGGCGTTCTCCTCTGCCATGCGGTGCGCCTTGTCAACGGTGTCATCCTCGGAAGGCTGTACGATTAAGACCGCTTCATCCAGCCAATCAAGATGAGATAATATGGCGTACTCCATGAACTGAGATTCGTTTCTCAGCCTGAAACAGCCCGAAAAGCCGAACTCTTTGGGCTTGCTGCGCCAGTTATCCCAATCGATCTTGTATTCGTTCAAGAGCTACCATCCTTTGACTGGATTTTATGATTTGGTAATCATTGTTTCCATTTATAAATTCTTTAATTATTGGATCATCGTAATCATGAACAAGGATAAATTTTTGGGCGACTTTCATGGCATTTTCCCAATCCGATTTGAGTGCTTCTAAAGAATGATCCCCGTCGATCATCACTGCATCGACTACGAGTTTCAATGGCAAAGGCCAGGGATTAGATTTAGCCCTTACAAGCGCGATTTGGTGGGCGACATTGAAAGACAAGAAATTCATCAAAATATCTTCGCAAGTCGGGAACTCATCGCGATAACGTTCTATGGGGTCAATAACGATCACCCTCAGATCGGGATTGGATAGAGCCGTCACGATAGCCGAGCCGCCCCATAATGTGCCAATCTCAACCCAAGTTTTACATTGGCGCGCTATTTCTTCGATGATTGCACAATCATCAGCCGCCATTGCTAACCGCCCTTTTATGCGTGTTGAGATTAAATCAAACTCCACCGACGCGCTCATCTAAAAATACCGCCCTCATTTGCCAGTCTGCCCCGCAATCCTTTCGATATCCATTGAAACACGTTATCCGTTTTATCTTCCCGGTAAATCCATAAGGTTACAGCCGTGAACATCGTTGTGGCAATTCCAAACGCCCAGAAGAACTGATCCTTTGTGTCGGATATATTCAAGTTATGCGCGAACATGATCCAATACTCGATATGTGTGTGCAATATCGCCTTTGTGGATACGTCCCTGGTTGAGCCTGTTCGCCTTACCTTCGTTCCCATCCAGACATACTTCATGCGAATAAAAGTCGTGTAAGCTATCAGTATCCACCAGATGATCTCACTAATCTCCATGTTTTATCTTTTCCTTGATGTCAGTCGATGATCGTCCTGGATAATATGGCATCGCCATGATGCGCCCATCGAACTTGGGGTAATCTCTCTCCTCATGGCTCTGACACTCAAATAAGATATCCGGCTTTATCTCTAATAAATTCGTTAGCGGCGAGTATGATGCCTGTGGAACAGCCGCATCAACCGGCTTTAATTGACTCACCAATCTAATCCGATCACCAAATAGCACAGTTGGGCGCGGCTTCTTTTCCATTGTGGCCTCATCGGTAAGCACACCAACCACGAGCCGATCACAAAGGCTTTTGCAGTTCTGCAGGTGCAATAAGTGACCGATATGCAGCAAGTCGCCTACAATGTACGCATATCCGACAATCACAGTACCTTCTCCAAATCAATCTTTTCATGTGCGGTAATTGCGCTGAAAGGTGAACAGTTGTAAATCTTTACACCCCGTCGCTTTGCTGCCGCCTCCGCTATCTCGTGGGCGCGTTGTAATGCCCCGTTGAGCTTGTCATAGTCGTAATTAGGGCAAACATCAAACGGGCGATATGCGCCATCGAAATGGCTCCTGTCTATTCCGTCAGATGGACGAGTGTAATTGCCATCACAGCCGATCAGATAAATTGTCGTAAAGCCAAAATAAAACGCAACCTGTAAAGCACAAAATACCGCAACACCAAATTTAACTAACCGTTCTGCCACATCATCAGACCACCAATCATCCTGCGCTTGCTCATTTTGGTGATCGCCAGTATGCGAACAATGCACATAAATAGCGTTCTTAGCTGAATTAGTCGCGGTCATACTCTTATACATATCCCAGCAAATGGCTGTCTTGGATGCGCGGATACCCGCTAATATATCTTCCTTGTGACGGCTGTCATGGATCGCATCGGTAATGCCCACGTAAAAGGTAGGCCGCCAGTCTGTTCTATCAAAGATTAGGGCAATGCGGTTGACTGCAAATGTGTACTCATCCACCAGGCGATCCAATATCTCTGGCGACAGGCTTGGCCCATTACCGATAACAAAACAACGCTGACCCTTATACAAATCTTTCATTTCCTCAATTGCCACAAATACCCCACATATCCAGAATCCATTTAGCAGACCAACTATTTGACACTTCCCCGTAATACTTTTCTACATAGTCATAATACTTGTGATGACTGACCCCGGCCTTATAAGCAATACTCGCAAATTGGGCATTAGCGCAAAGGTCATCACTCAGCCAGTCACGCTCTAGCAATTTCTCTCTGACGAACTTATAACGGCGCATCCCCCACAAGCCCTCTAGTGCGTAAGCTATGTAGTGTTCCCTGGTTGGCTCCCATTCTGCCTTTGTCCAGTAATTCGCTCCTTCTTTGCTGTCCAGGAGCCACGATACCCGCATCGTGTATAAATGAGTATCCATGTTCTCATTGCTAATTCGTACAGCCCCATCGTCACGAACCAGCCCCAATAACCATTTCTCGGCCAAAAGAACAGACTTACGATATCCAAGTCGTTTCAATCCTTCCATACATGCGGCAGTATCAAAAGACCTGGGAACGCCATCCAGACCGTTGAATGACCCGTCATCGTTCTGGATAGTTACCAGCCATTTACCTATTCTGATCGCCAGTTCCTTCTCGCCGTAATCAAGCAAGGTCGGTATCAGATAGCCGCTAACTTCCGGGTAAGCGTCTTGGCCCGCCCATGCTCTTATTCCACCGCCGGACAGTTCCAAGCTCTTGATGTAATCTAAAACCTTTACGGCCTTGTCAGTATGCAATGGAACACGCATAGATTGAACTCCGCATGAAATAGCGCATTATGTTTATCGAAAATAAACTTCTCTCTTGTTTTCAACTTTGACTTTTTTACTGCCTCCTGAAAATAACGAATAGGAACTCTGGGATACCTTCCCAATGGCTTAGATATGTTATGTCTAGCGTCAAAGGTCAACACGCATAAGCCCCCGGACTTTAGCAACCTGTAAAACTCTTTGAGTGCGTCAATAAGCTTATCGCCTAAATCTTCCAGAACAGAAATGCAAAATATCCTATCCAAACTCCCTTCTTCTATCGCTTCAATCGGTTCTGTCATATCTGCGTACACCAACTCGATCCCTGGTCGTTCCTCCTGGGCTAACACTCGCCAATCGCCGTCAACTGCATATACTTTGCAACCCAGAGCCGCTAGAGCGTCTTTGAACGGGCGATACATCCATCCACAGCCCATATCAGCCACTACTTGACCCGCCTCTGCGTACTGCAATGCCCAGGGATACTCGTAATGTCTTGACCACCAATGAGGGTCAATCGGATGCCCCATGATGTCACTAGCATGTGGATCGGTGAACTTGAAATAACCGTTCTCGTTCACTGCATGTAATCCTCAACGTGTTCATTTAGCATCTTCCAATGCCACGCTGGACCATAACGCCTCGACAGCACATCTGCCATATTCGCACTTGCCAATCCGACCCGCTCTTGCGCGGTCATGTTCATCCTGTCCATCGAATACCCAATGTCGGTCACTTTTCTGATTTCCACGCCTTCATGCACCCACAACAATCGTTCTTGTTCTCTCGCCTTGTAACTCATCTCGAAGTCAATGCCCCAGCCATAGCGCAACTCAGGGTCAAATCCACCATTGGCATCGAACCAATCAGCGCGCCAAAGGCTCGCAATATTGTCTATCATCCAGGTCTGCCGCGTCACATTACCGTTTCGATGCTTCAAGTGTTCCCAATGCGTTGTGCTATCTTCCGTTAGAGCAGGATGAACACCAACCAAATCGGGGTGTGTTTCTAACAATGCCGCCATTGGTGTAAGCGTATCTCTATCATCCACGAACTCAGCCGAGGTAATCAAGAACCAATAAGCCAACCAATCGCCCTGCTCTTTTGCAACCTCTAATCCAGCCAGCCACCCGCCGGTAGTCTGTACGTTCTGGGGCAATCTGACGTTGGTATATTTCGAGGGTGGGCATAAATCCGACCCGTTATCAATCACGAACAGATCAACAGGCCATTGAACACGATC